CCATAATTACTTTGTTGTTAAATATTAATCAATAGTTACATTTTGGTATGGGTCTACATCCATGGCTGTTGGCAGTGGAGCAGCTGCTATGGTTTGGGATCTATCTATTACTATAGTTGAATCAGTAAATAGCTTAGCAAAACCCGTTTGAAGCGTTACGTAGAAAGCCTCAGTTTGATTAGATACTATTCTTTCAGACTCTACCTTTAAAGGCCACCCATTAAATTTGATAATAGAAGAGGATGGGTCTAATATAATAGCTTTGTCATCTGGTACATTACCATGTACGTAAAAATTAGTATTCTGAGGTACTGGGGATTTTAATACAAGATTCTCCCTGGGCTGACCCATTACTGGTGTTTTAAATTCTGGTAAATCCAAAGTATCGATAGCTATTTCTTCTCCACCTATAAGAGTACTAGGAACCCTTCCCATACGTCCCATTCTTACCCATATAGTTAACAAGTCCTTATAAGTAAGGCTAGTTCCTGTAGCAGTACCAACTACTGGAGCTGCCTCTGAACCATCGGTTTGTTCTCCATTAAGAAGGCAATCAATTGCAAGTACGTCAGTAGCATGTCCCATTTTGATACCGAAATCCCTTAGGAAAATAGATACAAGGTTTATTGAAGCATAAGTAACAACCTCATCGGTTAATTTTATACCCCTACCAACCTTATATAGTTTAAATTCCTTAGAACCATAACTTACAGTTCCCAAAGGAATAGTTTCTCCTTCGCCTACATACCTAGGAGCAGCATCTGACATATTAATATGGGGCATAACCTGCCTTAAACCCCTCATCTGTTCTTCTGCAGCTATAATATTGGGATAAATAGGAGCTGCCCTATATCCTAACAGAAGGGCTGTTCTAAATATTTCGGGGATTATCCACCTAACATCCATTTCTGGGGTTGTTACTATATTAGAGACTGTATCAACTGAAGAATCGATACCGAGATCAGTTAGAAAAGCCTCAAAACTTATTTGGTGGTGTTCTTTTAGAATGTCAGAAAATGTTACATCTGAAGGACAATCCTTATCCATTCTTAAAGATTCTGCTAAAGAGACTAGATCCCTAACTTTTCCCTTAAATTTACTCTTTTCAAATTTTCTAGTATTCATAGTATTTCTTGTTTTCTTTTAATTTTAAAAGTTATGGTCTAGTGATTATAGTAAAGCTACCCTTACTACATCTCCATCATCTCCACCCTCTATAGCCCAACCTATTTGGTTAGTTGCACTAACTGAGGCATCGTCTATTAGTACATAGCCAGTAGTGGCATTATATACTGCAGAACTACCAAGTCTAACTGGTCCAGCAGCTAAAGAATCAGTCTCACATTCTACGAATAGAATAGCATAAGCTTTTAATACAACAGTTACTAACTCACCTGCTGTACCATCATGTAATGAATACCCTATGATTTGCTGAGTGGTGCTTGCAGTACCTGCTGCTTCAACCTTTCCATCTGCAGCTATTACAACTGGTTGTCCCTTGTATACTGTTTTACTAGTATTCACTTCAAATTCTTCACTAAGCTTATGGCTCTGTGATTTTAGAATAGTAGTTGTAGTGGTATCTCCGAATAAATATGGCATTTCCTTAAATTTTTATGGTTTCTATGTATTTCAAAACTTAATATATTTATAAATAAACCAGTCTAGTTATTAGTTTATTCTTCCCTTAACCAAGAAGGTAATTTATTTTTCTTACCCTCTATAAGCTTTTCCCTAGTAATACTTATGCTATTACTATCTATTTCACCCTCTACAGTTGGGTCAGCTGAAGCCCTTGTAACATCGTGAGAACCGCAGGATTTACATGTAAAACTATATTCTCCCTCGGTTATCTTCTCATACTGTTTATGGAGAGATTGTAAAGTTTTATAATCTGCACCCTTTATGATTGATAAGATATTAGTATCTAACTCACCATCTTTTAGAGTAAGCTTATACAATCTCTCAGTATCAGCTCTCAAAGTATCAGTAGCACTTTTACCTACTTCTGAAAAAGATATTTTATCATTTAGGTCTTCAGGTATACTAGATTTAAAAGCCCTTAAAGTAGTTATCTCATTTTCTATGGCTTCTTTACCAGTAAGATCAAGTATAACTAAAGGTTCTTTAGATTTTTCAAAAGCCTCTTTCATTTTTGCTAAATCTACACCCTTAATTATATCAGAGTAGTTAGTTTCGTTTAGTGATTCTTTTTCAAAACCGAAAAAGGTTTCAAGAAATCTTAAAATATCATTCATTTCATCAAAATTTTGGTTATTATTTTCTTTATTCTGTATTACTTCATTGTACTCTTTCAAGTCTTTCCAATCCCATATTTGGGGTTTATTATCATTATTGATGTCCCCTTTAAAACTAGCCCTGTCATTAGCATAATTTGGTAAAACTATCTTTCCATCGGGTCCTATTTTTTGAGCATAAGGGTCTGCCCCATGTCCAACTAAGGATGTTTCATGATAAGCTAATATATCTATAGCAACCTTTTGTATTAAATTACCAGCCTTATCATACGTAGCTAATTTATTTCTAAATTCATCATCTGATAATTCTGGATGAGACTTTTTCCATTTAAAATTCACAGTAACTGAATTGGCATGTATTGAAGGGGGGTCCATCATTATTCCCCTAGCTATACGGGGATTAGATTTACCGTCTATCTTTAACACTGCATTAATACCAGCAGGTACTTTTATACCATTAGCAGTATAAGCTTTTTGCCATTCTACAGACTTAACAGTACCTATAGCATTACCAACTGCAGTTTCATGTTCTACATTAACAGTTTGCCCTATTAACTTATACATACTTTTCTTCAGGACTGATTCTGGAAAATATATTGGATTATATTTAGCGTGTACTGATACATTAGATAACATCCTAAATATGGGTTCAATAAAATCTGAATCTTTAGGGTTTAAGTCTTCTTCTGTTACTTCTGGGTAATAAGTATTATAGTTTGGTGAAGAAACATCAAATAACCCAAATTTGTCTAGTTCTTGGGGTTCTGCTTCTATTTTATCATTAACCTGATACATTTGTAGTTTATCTGGTTTATGGCTAATGATTATAGAATGGCCTGCTCTTAAGGTTACTGATTCTTCATATATTTGTGTTTCCATTCTTATTAATTTTGTTATAGAGGATTTATTAGTATATGATTATTGATTTTATAGTCTAGTTATTTACTTTTGTTCTCCCTTCTTAGGTTGTGGTTTAGATTTTTCTCTTGTTTTTTTATCACTTTTATCATTTTGGTCCTGCCTATTGTCTTTTGAAGCTCCGTCCTTGTTTAAATCTCCCCTTGGTTCTTCTGCATCTGGTTTATCATAACCTAATTCATCAGCCGATTGTTGCATACTAATTATGCCCATCATGTACTTATTATATACATTACGTATTTTATATTCTTGGGCCTGTTGAAATTTTAATTCATCAGTTATAGTAGAGGGGTTAAATTCTACTGAAAGGCTTTTTATAGGATACCCCGCCAATTTCAATTCTAAAAAATATCCAAATTCTAAGTTAGCTGAAACTAGTTTTTGAACATTCTGTAATTGGGATAGCATTTTAGTAAATATGATATTTATACCAGTCTCAGAACCAGAACTACCTACACCTAAAAACTCTGGTGCAATTTTTAAACCATTAGCTACCTTAACTTCATTTTGGTCATAAAGAGCGGGTACTCCAGATATATTCTTAGTAGTAGAATTAAAATCTATTTCATGATCATCTATGAAACCAGTTACTATTCCATCATTAATACCATCTTTTAAATTATCCTTAGTTTCTGTTAGTATCCCCTTTAACCTAGTTATATAGTGTTCATCGGATTCACCAACTTCTTGTGATGGTTTTGCCATTAATACTTGTAAAAATCCCAATAACCCTATTTGACCTATTATAAATCTTAAATTCTTATCCATACTACCCTGGGTAGTTAAAGAATTTAAGGCTGTTAAAAAGGGGGGAATACCATAAGGAATATCTGTATCTCCATTTAAACCAAAATACTTATAGGTACTATTATTTAGTTTAACATACTTATCACCAATCCTATTGGTAAATATATTAGTACTCTGTTTTTGATAAGGATGAAATCTTAACTTTTTCCTATTCCATTGAAACCTTATTGTTTCTGGGTTAACTAAAGCTAAATGACTAATTCCTTTTAAGTCGTTGCTAACTACCCATTCATTAGATAGTGCCCCCCCTATCCATATTTGGGAAATCATTTTATTAACTAAACCATTCATACCAGCTACTCCATCACCCCAATACTTTTGTTTATCCTTTAAATGTTGCCTCATTTCTTTTTGCTGGTCCTTAGATACAGTAGGATCAAATTTAATCCTATGACCGGTATTAGTTAACTGAACCATATCATTCAAAGCTAAACCAACGTCTTCATTTACCCAGGATAGTTTTCTAATAACAGGAATATATTCAGCCATATACCCTGGGTTTACAAACATTACACTATCTTTTATCTCATAAGTAGTGTAATCATCTAGAACGGGTCTGCTCTTTCTACCAGTAGGTACAATAAAGTCTTTTTTTGGTTCTTCTATATTACTAGTTATATTTTTTTCCTTTTTAGTACGAAAATTAAAAATACCCATAATGATAGTATTGATTATTCTTAATAGTTGGTAGTATTGAATTTATTGTGGGGCAATTACTGTGGTTGTTACTTTACCCTTTCTTACAAAATTGGTAATAGATTCTCCCATTATGCTGTCGTCTGTGTAACTATCCCCATCTTCTAAGATATCCTCATCATCTGAAGCCCTTGAATGTTTGCCCATAGCAACTGGTCTATTCCTTTCATCATAAATAAATGTATAGGCCTCTTGAACAAAAAATTTATTGGTAATTACTATATTGTCATTTCTTATATCCTCTTCTAATTCATCTATGATAATTGGCCTATTCTTTTTATCTGTATACCAACCCGGTATTTTAGATTTCTTTGGCCTTGAGTCACCCTTCTCTTTTAGGAACTTTGTTGTATAAAAAAGATTTGGATAACCATGCTCTTGTATCTTTGTGGTTACAGCTAAACCTATATCATTACTTTCTGGTGCTAATAGAGCATTATTCCATTTCCTACCCTCTTTCATTAATAGTTCAGCAAAATCTCCTACCCCCATTTTTCCTTTAAAGAAAGAAACTTCTTCGCCAGTTCTTGACATATTTGAAAAAGCAGAGTAATCTCTACTCCTACCAGTTGCTATATCAGCTCCTATAAAATACCTTTCTCCTTTTACGGGTAAATTCATCGTTATTAGATTACCATTAAGAGATATATCATGAACTATAAATTCTGTTAATGAATCCTCTATAGCTTTTATATCCATTAAATCAAAAACTGAATTACCTGAAGTTAGAAAGTCTCCATCTATTTCCTGGGCTGTTCTTCTTGGTCCTAAAGCCTGGGACATTGTTCTATACCATTCGTCATCCCTATCTGGGTGCATTCTCCAATAAAGACGAATAGGATTAAATTCATTACCACCTGCTACAGCATCTACCCATTGTTTATGGAAAAAATTACCTATACCATAGGGGGTAGAATTTAAGATAGCAGAACCACCAGTTGAAAGTGTAGGGAAACCAGCTGCCCATATTTGACTTGCCCATCTAACTATAGCTGCTTCATCTATTACCAATAAGGAAACTGCTTCAGATCTACCCGCATCTTCTGTAGTAGGTATAGAGGTTATCATACTACCATTACTAAACTCGATTTCAGTTGATGTACCTATATCGCTACCCCTACCATTAACTACTTTTACTTTTAGGAAATCTGGTAAATTTCTATATACATATTTAATCCTTCTTAATACCTTTTTAGCAACCCGGTCTTTTATGGATATTATTTGAATGTTCTTATTGCTCCTATACATTGCAAGCCATAAACAAAATAGAGCAATAAGCTCTGTTAGACCAGCTTGTCTAAATTTTAAGATGATATTAAACCTGTTTACTAAAAAATGGTATAATACACTTTTTTGATAATCGTATAGATCAAATTTAACTTTACCTTTAACTGGGTGAATAACTGAAGCAAAGGTTGAAAATAAAAACGGGTCATTATATACCTTGTTTAAAATCTTTAACTGCTCAGAAGTTATTCCTTTTCCCGATTCTAATATTATTTTTCCCATAGATACTATAACCTATACCGAATTTAAAATTACTGGATTTAATATCTAATAGTCCAATGTCGGCTGAAGTAAATACTTTTATTTTTCTGTTGGTAATTTCCAATTGATTAGTGATAAATGGAGAAGTTCTAGGTATATCTAAACCCATTCCTATATAGTAATTGAAACTAGGTCCGTAGTTTGAAACTTTATGAACAGATCTTGTTAAACTATTTTCATAATCCCATCTATAATCAAAATAAGTTAAATTGATTGGCCAGTTAAAAGAATTAACATTACCCTCTATGTTGAGTAATGAAATATTTAAAGAATCCTTTGATAAACCTAAAGAAAGTAATTTAGGGTTTTTAGGAAATTGCTTCAAATAATATTCACTGATAAGAATAGAATCTCTTAGTTTAAAAATAATTAAGTCCTTATCCTTAATTATCATTGATAAGGAATCTATAGAAGTAGAATCTACTAAGTATACCTTTACCACCTTTGGAGGAGTAGGTACCTCATAAGGAACAGGTACTTCATAAGGCCTATCTACATAAATAGTATCAGTTTTGTAATTGTACACTATATCAGGTATAGAATCAGTTTTACCGAACAAAATGTAAATTAACAAAATCAATATAGCCCCTATTCCTACTAAGTATAATACATCTTTACTTTTCATAATTATATAAGTATACCTTAGAGGGATTAAAAAAATAATAATAATATTATATATATACTACGTATATAATATTATTATTTTTAATCCCGTGGTAACTATTAATATAAAATTAGGATTTTTGGGATTTTGAGGTCTTCTTAGCCTTTACCTTAACCTCTTCAATTTGGTAATTTTTCTTTACCCCAATTATCTCTTCCTGAACTTCTTTCAGGGCTTCAATAAGGGGAGGATAAGGAAAAATATCCGACTTATCCTGTCTCACAGTACAATGGGCATGGATACCTGGAATATGGTTTTTCACTACATCAAAATCGTATTCAAATATTTTTTCTATATCCCCATCAAGGCTAAGAGAAGGGAAATCAAGGTATAATTTACCTATTAACCATTTCAAAGATTCTATCTGTTCATTAGAATAGGCATGCCAATAAGTGTGGCCTTTCCAAGGATCAGCAAATGAATAACTTTCTGAAGGATTTATTACTGAATAGGTACTTTTATTTGGCCATAACGGATAAAATCTAAATATATTATCTACTAACCTTAATGGGCCAGTAGATACTATTTCTATACCTATAGAATGTTTTTCTTGCCAGTTATCATCTCCTTTAATACCCAGATGATAAGCATGTACTCCTGGGTCAAAGCATTCTATAATCTCTCCCTTACGGCCTATAATATATGCTGTACCAACTCTTTCTGGTGTAGAATTCCACCATCTCCAGGCACTTTGCCAAGTAGTACTTATAGTATGGTGAAGGAATAGAGAGAATTTTTCAAATTCTTCTGTAATGTATTGACCATTAGTCAAGTGTTTTTTAATTATTTGCATAATATTTTCTTTAATTGTTTATAGAACCATTTACTTATCTCATATGGAGGGGTTTTTGTAACTGTTGCCCTTCCTTTATTAATACAAAAATTTTTACGGTTTGGGTCAAAATATAATTTAAATCTATCTGGTATACCTTGTATTCTTGCTAATTCTCTAGGGGTTAGCTGTAGCCCTAACTGATTAAATTGTCTATTAGCTTTACGGGCAACCATAGGGTATTTCTCATCTAGATTTCTATATACTCCTGGTGCTGTTGTAAACTTACGATCTGTTACTGACCACCTAGTGTTATTAGATTTTAGCCATACTTCTTGAGCTTCTCTTAAACTTAGCTTATAACCAGAATACATGGTTATCATAGTATCTAAATCCTCTCTTATATGCCCGATTTCTGGTATTTCTTCTATACCTAAATTACCCCTTAGTTCTCCACTATTCTTTATACTTTTTACCTTATATATAGAGTTAAAATGGTATTGTATGTCATTTATATTATCCTTAAATGAGGCTTTCTTTATACCTATTAAAATTAACCTTACCCTAGTTATTTGAGAATTACCCCATCTTGATAAACTACCAGTATGACATATGAAACTATATTCTGGGAATGTTTTTTCCCAAGTTTCCAAAGGAACTAATTCTAAAGATTTTGGTAAATTCTCCATCATAAAAATCTTGGGTTTATAATGAAGTAGAGTAGTTATAAATAGTTCGAAACTATCATCATTTAATGGGTTAGATAATTTTTTAGCTCTACTATAAGCTAATACAGAACTATGACCACAGTTAGGAGCTCCCACTATAATATCGCAATCCTCAAATGATAGTGCTTTATTTTTATCTTTTATCAGTGGAATACTATTAAAATTTAATTTCCACTGTATATCGTTGGGAGTTTTAAATATGGGTCTACACTCTATATTACCAATAAGGTATCTTTTTAAAGCATATAGTATAACCCCATTACCCCCATTAACTCCAAGTATTCTCATATATTTTAATAATTAAGTCTTGCCACAACCTTTATTGTAATACTAGAATTTTTTATACTATTCTATTAAAAATAACATGGATAAAGAAGTAGAAGAATATTTAGAAAACCTATCCAAATTGTTAAATTCTTCATTAAGGGGTTCTATAAACCTAAAAGCTAGAGAAGAAAACTTAGAACTAATACAGATTACCTTTAGGGATATATATAATGAACTAAAATCATACCTATCTAATAAAACGAAAATTGATAAAAACGATGACTGAAGTAACACACATTAGATTAGTAGCATTTACTAAAAAATTCCATGATGAACTATTATCAATGGGCTTTGTTAAAAGTGGTGAAAATAAAAGTAACATGACCTTTACAAAAAACAAGATAAGAAATAAAATGATAGTTAGTTCCATGTCAGGTATGACTTTATATTATAGGTTAAACTATGATTGGGTAACTGTTTACAGTGGTTTAACTGTTAACTTAGACCTATTAAAATTCTTTTCAGAAAAAGACCCTTTAAATATGAAGTGATATGAATATTTATGAATTAAACCTGATTAAAGACGGAAAGATTATACCTACAGGTATAAAGGAAAGGGGCACTAAACTATCTCATGTTGAGGATTCTTTAAACAGATATATTGCAAATACAAATAGTACTTATATAATAACCATAAAACATTTTAGTAATGATTAATTTGTATAATTTAAGTAAAAGTGATAAAGGAGCCATAATCTCTGAAGATGGGGATTATAGGTATTTACTATGGAGAAAATGGGACAACAACTTAAAACAAGTTATATTCATAATGTTAAACCCCTCTACTGCAGATGGAGATAAAGATGACCCTACTATTAAAAAGTGTATGAAGTATGCTAAGGATTGGGGTTATGGGGGTATTATAGTAATTAACCTATTTGCCTATAGAGCAACTAATCCAAAAGAATTAGAATTAGTAAAAGACCCAGTAGGGCCATTAAATGATGAATATATAAAGTATATCATAAAACATCACTTTTATGATAAGCCTCTAGTAATAGCTTCATGGGGTACTTTTGGGTTAGCTAAGAGGAGGGTTAATAAGATACTTTCTTTAACTAACTCATTACATTATTTAGAATTATCCAAAGATGGTAGCCCAAAGCATCCCCTATATTTAAGGGGTAATCTAAAACCTAAGAAATTCTAGTATATTTAGCATTACCTTAAATAATATATACTATATTATAATATAAATACTTACAAATATGAGTAAAGTAAAATTAACTGACAATGATATAATGCCTTTTGGTTATTACCACAAGCTTAACACTAAAATGGCAAATGTACCTGCTAGTTACCTTTTATGGGTAAAAAATACTATAACTAAGCCAAAAAATGACGACGAGAGAGCTGTACTTCTGTACATTAAAGAAAACTGGAGCGTTATTGAAATGGAAATAGAAAGAGGAAGGAATAAGTAAATAAAACAATAAAAGTATGAAAAAAGCACTAATGTTAGGGATAATATCCCTTTATTTTTTATCATGTAATGCTCAAAGTAATTTAGATACTTTAGTATATGTAGATACAACTACTTACAACCAACTAAAGAATAGTTATGATTCTTTAGTGGGAGAATTCAATAAACTTAGCAATGTACCAAGTTTTACTCCCGATACCATAATAAATAAGGTAGATACATCCTATATTAAGTTGATTAATCTTGATAATAATGGGTATATACTAATTAATAGAAAAAATCCTGTTAATTATATACACATTGTAGAGGGAAATGTAAGGAATGCTATAACATGGAATGGGTATAGCCATACCCTACAAATAATGGTTCAAGACAGTACTAATACTATTTGGAACAATAACTATTCTATAGATAAGTTGATAAACTGTTATTAATATTATGAAGAATAAGGTTAGTAGAATACCTATTACGGGTTTGATAAAAAACTCTAGCAGAGCTTTACAAATACAGAATGCTGTAAAAGATTTAGCTAGTAACCTAGAATTTACTCATGGAGGTAACTATAATAGGCTATTATATGAACTAACTATGATTGGGTCTAGTAGATTAGATATAGCCATTGATTTTAAACAACTAATAATAAGGGAGAGTTTAAGATGAAAAAAGTTAGTAGATATACTTTATCTTTTATATTTACCCCTGAATTGGATATGGTTTGGCTTATTAAAAAAGTAAAGCCAGAATGGCAAAAGGGACTATATAATGGAATAGGGGGAAAAATAGAGGGGGGTGAAAATGTTTTATTTTCAGCAAAAAGGGAGATAAAAGAAGAATCTGGAACAGAAATAGAAAATTTAATACGAGTTGGAGAAATAAATGGCTTAAATATGGACGGAGAAAAGTTTTGTGTAACCGTATTTACAGCTATTTCCGATAAACGGTTAGAAACTAAGACTATAGAAAAAGTTAGACTAGTGCATTTAAGTAATTTAAAGTATATAACTGTTGTAGATAACGTATATACTTTACTAGAGGCATGTCTGTTAAAGATAAAGCAACCAAAAATGAACAGCATTATATTATCTTATAAATAAAGTGATATGGTAAATGAATTAGTAGGAGTAAAATTACTGGAAAGTAAATGGGAGTATGCAGAAGTACTAGAAAGCGAAACCATAACTAACCCATCGTTTTTAGACGAAATGGGGAAAGAGGGTTGGGAATTAGTAAGCGTAATACAAGTACGTAATATGAGGTTAAAATATATATTTAAAAGACCTCTAATATGATACCAAGAGTTACGCTACCAGAGTTACAAATGCCCATACCAAAGTTTAGGTTTTTAGAAGAGAAACCTACTAAGGAAGCATTTAAAGAGGACATCAAGCAACATATATTGTATAATATACTAAACCCAAATAACATAAGCTCTCATAAGGATATAGTTAGGTTAGCTATGTTTAAAATAAAACAGCTTATAGATTTCTACAGAAATGAGAGTATGGGGGGTTATATACAAGAAATGTTAAAACGTATAAAAGTATTTATACGTATCGATAACAGGTCATTTATAGGGTTTATATTTACAGTTCAGATTAAGTGGTCTGACGGTATAGTAGATGAAGTAAGAAACCAATTTTAAAAACTACTATGAAAAATCCTATAGGTCTTGGTTTATTAAGCATAATAATATATGTTGTAGCAATACTATTAACTCTACATTGGTTCGATATAAAATTAGCCATAGTAATATTACTATGGCTATCAGGTAATAATTTAGAAAACCATTTAAGAAAGCATGGAACAGATATTGAATAAACTAAGAGAAGCAAAAAACCTTATCAATGAAAAAGGTGATTTCTATGAGATAAAAATGGCTAAAGCTAAAGTACTAGAAGCCATGTTTTGGATAAACGCAGGAATGGGTTCCTATGAAGATCCCAAAAGTATTAAGGATAACATTGAGACTACTACTACCCATACTAAACACCACCAAAATAAGTTGGAGAAAATGTATGGGGATTTACCAGATTTCCTAAAACCAAAAAAATAAATACTTACAATTGAAACACAAATAAAATTAAAAATATCGATGGAAAATATACCTAAAAAGATTTACTTGCAAATAGGCGATGCAGATGTAACAATTGACCAAGAAATAAATGACTTTAATGATTTGTTTAAAGGTGCAATCACATGGGCTGATGAACGCATAAACGACAATGATATTGAATACGAGCTCAGGCAAGACGCTAATTCGGATAATGGAAAATTAAGTATACCTGATGTTAGCGGTTCGGTTTGCTATTCATCAGCTTGTAGTAATAACGAAGACAATAAATGTAAACATGGTGATTATGATTGTTCGGCAAGGCAAACTATGAAGAGGACATACCAGACTTAAATACATACTACGAAAAGCATTATTACTAACATTCCTAAAACCAAAAAAATAAAACGCTATGATAAAGATAGAGAAAAAACACTTTGAGTACATAGACTCAATACGTATAGAACCCGTATATGATGGGGTACAGATAAGGGTAGAAAAAACCCATAATAAAAACCTATATCAAACAGATAGAATCATATCTAAGGAACAATTAGAGGATATGATACCTAAGCTTGATATAATAGGATATATGGTTGATGAACTTAAGGGTTATATTAATCGTAAGGAAAATGAAACCGATAAAATTTAAAGAAGCTAACAAAAATTTACTAAAGCCCGAATCTATGAGCGATAAGGAATGTGGTTCATTGTGGGTATTTAGTGATGGTGAACAATGTATTTCATGTTGGAGAATGACCTTTAAGCAACGGATAAAAGCACTCTTGTGGGGGCGTGTATGGCTGTTTGTAAGGAGTGGGAATACACAACCCCCAGTACGGGTTGATTGTGATAAAACTATATTTACTGTAGAGGAGAAAAACGGATAATTTAAAAAAAGGATATCATGTATTTACTAAAGAGATTAGACAACCTAGAAAAAAGGGTATTTAACTTAGAGAAACAAGTATCTAGTAAAACACCCGTAAAAAGGGAATTACCCGATTGGTTACCTGATTTAAAGGAACTAGACTTTAAAAGGTTTAGAGAGGAAAAAGGGTATACCATTGAACAAGTAGTAGAAATGGTGGGTGTATCAAAGTTTTTAATTGGCCCATTAGAAGAGGGGAAAATGGATAACCTAAGTTATAACTGGGTAGTTAAGTTATATAATTTTTATAAGGGATAATGCCTTAATCTGTCCCGGTATTTGGGTACCGGGATTTTTTGTGGGATTTTTGGGTCAGGGATTAGACGGTCTTGTTCCTTTATTCTGAGGACCTCTTTTTCCCAAAATTTTTTTGTTCTTGGGCTTTCAAGGTTTCAGTTGTCGGGATTACTATGACGAGCCTTAATACACGTATAGGCTTTCAGGAAGTGGGAAACGGGTACGGTATCCATAATATAAAAAAAGAGTGAGAAAAAATAGGATACAACTTTTTCTCACTCTTTTTTGTTTCTTAATTCAATGATGAATCTAATATTAGCATCTCGTCTTTTTCATCAACCCAAACATAATTATGAAATTCAAAATTTGAGGGAAATGAAAAATTTAAATTTGAATTTGAAAAAATATTAAATTTCATTTTTCAAAGTTTATTATCAATCTGTTTTGCATTGAAAAGAATAATCAAAACAATAACAAAACAGATTGAGTATAATAAAAAGAAAATAACTTGTATCATGAAACTAAAAGTTTCATCTTTTCATAAGCAGATTTTAAAATGTTGAACTTCTCAGCGCTTTCTTTTTCTGATACATTAGAGTAAACAGAGAAGTCGTTAAGACCTTCAGAATAGAACTTATGAAGCTCTTTTGCTTTTACTGTCATAGCTTCTTTGCTCTCTTTGGTCAAGATAGAATGCAACAATTTTTTTGAGAGTGAAAGTTGTTCGTTGCGAATCTTTCTTCGGGCTGTTTTTTCATTGTCAGAAAATTTTGATTTAAATTCTGATTTCCAAATTGAACGCCCTTTTGCAGACTTTGCAATTAAATTCTCAATATTGAAATCGGTCAAGTCTTTTAAAAGCTCCTGGTCAGTAATTTCTTTTTTTGAAGTTTCAACAACTTTTTTTGCTTCTTTTTCAGAAACTTTTGAATTTTTTTCATTTGTGTTCATCGTAATAAATTTTAGTAATTAGTAAAAAAAATAATTAAAATTAATACTCAATAGATAATTTGAATTTGATATTGTCAGAGTGTTTCAAATGGTCGATGTTTTTCGAGATAGAGTCGATATCGTCTTTTATTAATAAAAGAATATCATAGCAATTATTATCTTTTAATTCTTGTTCTAAAGAATAAGACTTATAACCATCTATATATAGGTTATAAGATAATAAGTCCCGGATAAAGCTATGATATTGGATTTTTAAAAGTTCTTTGTCCAATTTATAAAGTTCTCTTAAAAAAGTATTAAACTCTCCTATGTTTTCGAGTCCCCCTTCTCCAAACGTAAATTCATGTACATGAGATTCAAACCAGTTATAAAAAGAAAGTAAAGAATTTTCTTCTTTAACTTCAAAAAGAGAAAAAATCATTTCGTTGTCAAAAACCATGATTTTTTTAGAAATCCAATCTTCAAAAAGTAAAATCAAAATTAAAATTTTATTTTTCATTTTTTTAAAATGTTAAATATAAATTTATCTGAGAAATCTCATTAATATTATAATAATGAGTTTGATTAGTTTCTTTATCCATAAAGCCAACATTTAAATGCTCTTTATAATAAAGCAAAAAGTCTTTTTGTTTTTCTTCGTTTAAGTCTCCCCAAATTATGTTTGGACATAATCCAAAAATTTGACCTTGATTTTTTACAACTAAACTTAAACAGAAATTAGTAGTCAAAGTGTTGACCCTTTCAATCCTATGATAAAAAAGAACAAGCTCTATTTGTTTGTTCTTTAGAATCTTTTCTTTTGATAGGTCAACACTGTGTATATTCTTAATCATAATTAAAAGATTACAGAACATGCAATAGTAACCAGTACAATTGCGTAAAAAGCAATTTTCAAATTTAAAATTTGCGTTTTCATTTTTTTAAATTTTAAAAGATTATTTTTTTTGAATTTTTTTTAAATTTCTATAAAATTATTTATCTGCGTTGTGACCGCTATAATTTTAATTCTCGAAATTTTAAAATGTCAAAGAACGAATCGGACCAATACTTAACTTTTTATTTTCATGCTTAACGACAATTCAAATATATAAATAAAAATTTAAAAAAATAGATTTTTAAAAAATAATTTGGGTTTTTCTTTTATTTATAATTATTCTAAATAATTGAAAATGTCCTATTTATATGTCACATATGGAGCCAGAACGGGCCTAGTTAGGGCCTTAGCTCGCAATGGCTCTGGGACTAGCCCCATCGGCCTTACTGGCTCCCAACCTTGAGGATATTATAGGTGGCCTTACTGGCTCTAGGACTACAAAGCTTTCTTACCTTTCAGGCCTAATTAGCTATAAGGCCCTATAGCTCGAGGACCACTGACAACTAAATCTACAAAAAAATCTAGTGCTTTGTAGTAACTTAAATTACTATTTCTGCACTAGATTCAAACTAATTACTAGAACTATATGGTAAACTATGCAAACATTACCTTATTATATCTATATTCAATATCTTAATAGGTAGTAAGGTAAGCTAGGCAGGTAGGTAGCCGGGATATTGAATAGTATAAGTATTACCTACTCAGCCTAGCTTTATATTTTTAAATGTGACCTAAGTTACTCCAAGTTATATAGGCATAATCGTCTTCGTATATGATAGAGCCTTTAGATACGCAATGGTTACCAGTATCCATGATTTCACTGATCTGTTCGTTAGTTACTTTGAATACTGGGTTATGTAATACCATAGTGAATATGGAATGGGTTGGTAGTATGGTTTCTGATTTCTCAATGATGGTACCTCCGATAATATATTGCATGGGTTTTATAAACCAGGTTAAAGTCTCATCATCTGGTCGCTCTAACCACCATGATTCCATGATTCTTTGGTAGAGGGTTTCTTCTGTTAGTGTTTTCATAGTTCTAGTTCTCTTGTAATTCATCAGCCATAAAAATGCAGTGAAGATTATCAAGGATGTATTCCCAGGGATTTAGGTCATGGGGGTGAAATATACCTTTTTCGGGGTTCTTTTTAAAATTATCTTTAGGGAACATTGAATTAAACTTTTTGGCATATCCTTTAACCTTATCACAATATTCTATTAATTGTTCCCGGGTCAAATCCCAGCGTTTTATTAATCCCGAAAAATCGGGGTTTCTCTGAGACCATTCTCCATAATCTATTAAAGCTGACATTTCGTTGGAAATAGCATTTTGATTCAGGATTTCTTCTACCTCTCTTGAAAGGTGTTTAATAATAGCTTTCATAATATATATTTTTAGTTGTTTAAGATTTCGTTATCAGATATTCCTGAGCAGTTAAGTTTGAAGTCAGCATCCAGTATTTTGATAAAATTTATAAGGATAGATTCGGGATTATATTGTAGATAATCTTTGATTGAAGATTCTATTCTGTCGAAGTAAAAAGCAGGGGGATCAGTTTGCCTGTTTGTAATATCGGTATAATATGGGGATATTTTATCAAGTGGGATTAGTAATGATAATTGATCGTGATCTGATAGGAACCTAAGTAAGTTAGGTTCTATGTTATAATATTTATAGATTAGGGGTTTATGTTTAGGAAGTTTTGATTTAAGGTAATTTAGTTCGGTTTGCATAATTTTATATTTTTTAATTAATAATATAAATATAATAAATATATTATCCTGATAATACCTATCCTGATACTTTTTAATCCTGTGTATTGAGGCCTGTAAGGCTTTAGGGATTAAGGGCCTGATTAGGGCCCAAAGGTATTAAAGCCCCTTAGCTCGGGTACCTTCTAATCCCAGCTTTAAGGCCTTGATAATCCCTGATTCCGGTACCCTTAATCCTTGATAATCCTGACTTAAATCCCTGTCTAATCCTTGATGGGCCTGTCAGAGATTAAGCCGAGATTAGACAAGGATTAGTGGTACCCAAATGAAGGATTAGAAGGTACCCAAGAAATCAAGGATTAGGCACAATAAAGCCCCCAAACCCGAAGGCCCAGGGGCTGAGATATAAAGGATTAAAGAGCCCCTACGGTAATTCATCTATATCTTCTACCCTTATACCTCTCCGGTTGAAGAAATCCTCATGTTGGCTCCCTAACTCCTTGGCTTTAAGGCTCTTAGGCATAGTGGCTTTGGTGGTGACAGGGCCATCGAGCCCTACTAGGGCATTGGCGCCAGTGCGGTTTTCTTTTACGCTTTCGAGGTCCCCTATTCTATATTCCTCAAATAGCTTATTTCCTATACTTTTTAGTTCTGAATTAGCACTATTATCAGTTAACAGTTCTCCCTTATTATTATTAGACTCATTAGATTGTATTAGTTGTATAGCTGTATCTGTAGTTAGATATTCTTCTTCATTTTCTTGTTGGGGATTGATTAGGTTTAGGATGTTGGTAGTGTTGTTAGAGGATGTGAAGAAGGTCCTGTATGCCTCCATTATGTTCTTGTTTGACTCTAGCAACATCTTTAAAGTTTTTGATACTTCCCCTGTTGTGAATGGTTTGTAGGTATTACCTTGGCTTTGTAATAGTAACTCTAATTGTTCCTGTACCTTACCTCTATCCTGAATAGCCCATGTAGTTGATAATGTTACTAGCATTTGTACTGTATTGTTTATATTTTCTGTTGAGACTAGAGATCCCATTTTTGTGCCTAGGTTGGATATTTCTTCCATTATTTTTTCTGTTGGTAGTGATAGGGATTTGGATAGTTGGGGTATGGACATGGCTCTTCCATTTACCATGAATCCGTTGATTACGTATAGGTTTATTATATGGGAATATAGCCTATCTTTATCCTCGTTTTGGTTTGTT